ATGGATAAATGGGATGCCTGTGCTTTTCCTGTTAATCCAGAAAGCCTTAAGGGCCGCATCTGTTATGGCGGTCTGGACTTATCTTCATCCACAGATATCACTGCCTTTATACTTGTGTTCCCTCCACAGGATGAAGACGATAAATATGTGGTTCTACCATACTTCTGGATACCAGAAGACAGCATTGACCTTAGGGTTAGGCGGGATCACGTGAACTATGATGTGTGGGAGAAACAAGGATTTCTGATGACCACTGAAGGCAATGTGGTCCACTACGGATTCATCGAAACATTCATTGAGGAACTTGGAATGAAATATAACATCCGCGAAATTGCCTTTGACCGCTGGGGAGCAGTTCAGATGACACAGAACTTAGAGAATTTAGGCTTCACCGTTGTACCTTTTGGTCAGGGATTCAAAGATATGTCTCCGCCTACAAAAGAATTAATGAAGCTGACTTTGGAAGAAAAAATCGCTCACGGTGGTCATCCTGTTCTCCGCTGGATGATGGATAACATTTTTATTAGAACCGATCCTGCTGGTAACATCAAAGCAGATAAAGAAAAATCCACTGAAAAGATTGACGGTGCTGTTGCCACAATCATGGCTCTTGACCGAGCGATCCGCTGTGGTGGAGAAACTGGTAATTCCGTTTATGATGATCGAGGATTACTCGTATTTTAGGAAAGGAGGTTGATGTCCATGGGAATATTGCAAGGAATATTCAAGGCCCGAGATAAGCCTAAAGACGCTCTTGGTGGCAGCCGCTATAGCTTCTTTTTTGGAAGCACCAGCGCTGGAAAACCAGTCAATGAACAAACCGCCATGCAAATGACCGCAGTGTACAGCTGCGTGAGAATCTTATCCGAGACGTTGGCGGGTCTACCCCTTCATGTCTACAAATACAATGATTCTGGCGGTAAGGAGAAAAACCTAAAACACCCGTTATACAAGCTGCTTCATGATGAACCAAATCCTGAGATGACTTCTTTTGCGTTTAGAGAGACGCTGATGAGTCATCTTTTATTATGGGGAAATGCCTATGCTCAGATTATTCGAAATGCAAGAGGTGAAGTGATTTCCCTCTACCCATTAATGCCAAACAAAATGACTGTCGATCGCGATTCAAGTGGTCGGCTTTTCTATATGTATCAGCGTGGCAATGAGGATGTCCCTTCTCTTGGTAGAGAACATCAGGTCTATCTTTCACCATCAGACGTCCTTCATATCCCTGGGCTTGGCTTCGATGGGCTGGTAGGCTATTCACCAATTGCCATGGCGAAAAATGCTGTAGGTCTTGCCATTGCTACTGAAGAATATGGAGCTAAGTTTTTTGCTAATGGGGCTTCACCGGGTGGTGTCCTGGAACACCCCGGTACTATCAAGGATCCTCAGAAAATAAAAGAATCCTGGAACGCAGCATACCAAGGAAGTGGCAATGCCCATCGGGTGGCTGTTCTTGAAGAAGGCATGAAGTATCAGCCTATAGGTATTTCTCCTGAGCAGGCTCAGTTCCTAGAAACCAGAAAGTTTCAGATCAATGAGATCGCTCGTATCTTTAGAGTGCCACCTCATATGCTGGCTGATCTTGAGAAGTCATCCTTTAGTAACATCGAACAGCAATCACTGGAGTTTGTAAAATACACCCTCGACCCTTGGGTGGTCCGCTGGGAACAGTCCATGTGCAGAGCTCTACTCATGGAAAGTGAAAAACCTAATGTATTTATCAAGTTCAATGTGGATGGACTTCTTCGTGGTGATTATGTAAGTCGAATGAGTGGTTATGCAACGGCACGTCAAAACGGTTGGATGAGTGCCAATGATATCAGAGAGCTTGAAAATCTGGATAGAATTCCAGAGTCATTAGGTGGCGACCTCTACCTCATCAACGGCGCCATGACTAAATTACAGGACGCAGGCGCGTTCGCAAATATCAAAGAAACGGAGGAACCTTAATGAAGAAGTTTTGGAACTGGGCACGAGATGAAAACACTGGTGTCCGAACACTTTATCTAGACGGCGTTATTGCCGAAGATTCATGGTTTGATGATGACGTCACCCCTAAGGCATTTAAAGCAGAGCTTACTGCCGGTGAGGGTGACATTGTTATTTGGCTCAATTCTCCAGGAGGTGATTGCATTGCTGCTAGTCAGATTTACGCCATGCTGATGGATTACAAAGGCACTGTTACCGTAAAGATTGACGGTATCGCAGCCTCAGCCGCCTCAGTCATCGCCATGGCGGGGACAACGGTGCTTATGGCACCAACTGCCCTCATGATGGTCCATAACCCCCTTACGGTGGCCATTGGAGACAGCGAGGAAATGAAAAAAGCCATCGCCATGCTTTCTGAAGTTAAAGAGAGCATCATCAATGCCTACGAAATCAAGACAGGTCAATCAAGGACAAAGCTCTCCCATCTTATGGATGCAGAAACCTGGCTCAATGCAAAGAAAGCCATCGAGCTTGGCTTTGCTGATGGCATCTTGGAGGATGAGAAGAAAAGAAATCAGACTGAGGACTTTACCTATGCCTTCAGCCGCAGAGCTGTTACCAACTCTCTGCTGGATAAGGTAAAACCCAAACTAGCAAAAGAGAATACTGGCACCCCAATTGAGTCGCTAGAAAAGCGACTTTCTTTAATTCAACACTAAATTTTAGGAGGAAAACACTATGAATAAAATTCTTGAACTGCGTGAAAAAAGAGCAAAATCCTGGGAAGCTGCGAAAGCATTCCTGGATACCAAAAGAGGTACAGATGGAATTGTATCCGCTGAAGACACTGCAACCTATGAAAAGATGGAAGCTGATGTTGTTGCCCTCGGTAAGGAAATTGACCGTCTGGAAAAGCAGGAAGCACTAGACCGCGAGCTTTCAAAGCCACTTAACACACCACTTACCGGAAAACCTATCTTCCAGGGTATGGAATCCAAAGGTGGTAGAGCTTCTGCAGAATACCAGAAAGCTTTCTGGAATGCCATGAGAACCCGTTCTGGTGAAGGGCTTGATCCAGTGATTAAGAACGCACTGCAGATCGGCACCGACACAGAAGGTGGATATCTTGTACCAGATGAGTTCGAGCGCACTCTTATTGAAGCCCTGGATGAAGAGAATATTTTCAGAAAGCTGGCCAACGTGATCTCCACTTCTTCTGGTGATCGTAAGATTCCAGTGGTAGCTTCCAAGGGTACTGCTTCTTGGATTGATGAAGAAGGTGCAATTCCTGAAAGCGATGATAGCTTTGGTCAGGTTTCTATTGGTGCTTACAAGCTGGGTACCATGATCAAGGTATCGGAAGAACTTCTAAATGACAGCGTCTTTAATCTTGAAAACTACATCGCCAGGGAATTTGCAAGACGTATCGGTAATAAAGAAGAAGATGCTTTCTTCACAGGAGATGGTTCTGGTAAACCTACAGGTATCCTGGCCGCTACTGGTGGAGCACAAATTGGTGTAACCGCTGCAAGTGCTACAGCTATTACCGTTGATGAGATTTTGGACCTTTTCTACTCCCTTAAATCGCCTTACAGAAATAAGTCCGTGTTCGTAATGAACGATGCCACCATTAAGGCAATTAGGAAACTGAAAGATGGTCAGGGTCAGTATATCTGGCAGCCTTCTCTTCAGGCTGGAACACCAGATACCATTTTGAATAGACCAGTTTACACTTCGTCTTATGTTCCTACCATCGCTGCATCTGCAAAATCCGTCATCTTCGGTGACTTTGGCTACTACTGGGTAGCGGATCGTCAAGGCAGAGTCTTCAAGAGACTTAATGAGCTCTATGCTGCCACTGGACAGGTGGGCTTTGTTGCCACTCAGCGTGTGGATGGAAAGCTGATTCTACCTGAAGCCATCAAAGTGCTTCAGCAGAAAGCGTAATGGAGGTGCCCTATGAGTTATAACACAAAGAACTATACCGAACAGGGCGGTGAAAAAACCGTCATTGGTGGAACGCTTGAAATCAAGGAAGGGGCGGTCGTTACTGGCCTCCCCATTCTTGATAATCAAGCGGCAAGTACTGCTGCCACAGTAGAAGATTTGGTGACGGATTTTAATGCCCTCCTCACCAAACTTAAGACTGCAGGGCTTATGATTTCAGACTAATGAAAGGATGGTGGCGGTATGACACTGCTGGAAAAAGTAAAAGCAAATCTTATTCTTAATCACTCGGCAGATGATGAACTGCTTGAGATGTACATCACCGCCGCCACGAGGTATGCAGAAAGCTATCAGCATCTTCCTGAAAACCATTATGAAGAGACTTCCATGCCCGCTACCACACAGCAAGCCATCATTATGTTGTCGTCCCACTTCTATGAATCTAGGGACGGCAGCACAGGTGGTTTCTTTTCAGATAATGTTCAGGCCGGACAGCAGGTGTGGAATACAGTCAATCTTCTACTGAGACTTGATCGGGATTGGAAGGTGTAGTTATGAGCTTTGGAAAAATGAATACCTTTATCGATATTGTAGAGAGAGTCACCATTAAAGATGCTGAAGGGTTTAAAACAGAAGTTGATAACATCGTAGCTTCTGTCAGAGCTTACCGTGAAGGCCGACATGGCAATGAGAAGTGGGCAAACCGAGCTTCCTTTTCTGAAGCTACAGACCTTTTTCGCTTTAGACATATCCCTGATTTAACTGTAACAACATCCATGGTGCTCATTCACAGTGATAAAAGATTTGAAATAAAATCTGTTGAGGATGTGAAAGGCCGTGGGATGTATATTGAAGTGCTGGCCAAGGAGGTGGTTCCAAGTGGCTAAAGGAACTATGAAAATGCCTGATGAGTTTCTAATGAAGCTTACAAAGCTTGGTGATAAGACAGATGATATTGTCTCGAAAGTTTTAGAAGCTGGCGGCGAAGTTGTTCTGGATAAAGTAAAAGCCAACCTCAAAGGTGTTATTGGAAATGAAACCAAAGAAAAAAGCCGTTCTACCGGTGAGCTGGTTTCCTCCCTTGGCCTCTCTCCCACTAAGCTAGATCGAAATGGAAACTTCAATGTCAAAGTTGGCTTCAATGAACCTCGTGGTGATGGAGATGCCAATGCTAAGATTGCAAATATCCTTGAATACGGTAAATCAGGTCAGCCACCTAAACCCTTCTTGAAGCCAGCAAAGTCTGCATCTCGAAAGGCATGCATTGAAACAATGAAATCAGAACTGGATAAGGAGATTGAAAAGCTATGAGCTTACTTGCGGATTTAAACCACATACTAGGACCCCTAAACATTCCTGTGGAGACCGGAGTGTTTTCCGATACGCCGCATGATGAATATCTGGTTATTACCCCCATGTCAGACAGGCTTGATCTTTTTGCAGATAATCAAAGCTATATGATCGTGTCAGAAGCCAGGTTATCCCTTTTCACAAAGAAGAATTATATGAAGCGCAAGAAAGAACTAACTAAAGCCCTGCAATCCGGAGGGGTCACCATCACAGATAGGCAGTATGTTGGTTATGAACATGATACTAAATTTCATCATTACGCCATTGACGTAATGAAAGAATATGAAACGGAGGAAGAATAAATGGCAACAATCGGATTGGATGTGCGCCCAGATAGGGCATGATGTTGTTTTGTAGTGTGGGAACTACACCGTAGGATAACGCGGTAAACCACCTGCCTAACCGAAAGGCGAAAGCTGACACGGGAAC